TGATATTGGTGGATTATAAAACCATCTCTGATAAACATAAGCTCTGCTTGGTGATTCAACTCTTTCTGTTGATGTCCAATAATATAAATTTGTTTGACTAGGTCCAGATGGTGTTGACACCACTTCTGGAACATAATATGGGTCATATCCGTATTGTACAGCAACTTGATTAAGAAGTCCTAGATATCTATATAACTCTTCAGCTTCCTCTTTTGAAGGTAAGTACCAATCATCGTATGTAGTGTCATTTATAGTAACACAATATAAGTTACATATTTGGAATGCGCTTGTTAATGCGGCCATATCTCCTTCATCATAACAAATAATAACATCGCTAGCTCCGCCTCCGCCACCGCCTCCGATAGGAGCTTCATCTGTCGATCCACCATCAACAATTATATATTTTTGATTAAGCGTGTTAGATGTGTGTTCGCTATATTTACCTGTGTTTAAAGATGCTTTATATCTCTTATCTGTTCTTGTGGTGCAGAATACTTTTCCTTTATATATAACACTTCCATCTTGATTTTGAACTTCTATGAAATAAGTTGAGTTTGCAATTAGTATAGTAAAGGCAACTGTTAACTTAAAGTAGTTCCCCTCTAAAATACCTGTAACCCCTGTTATGGTTTGTTTTTTACCACTTCCGTCTTCAATTAGAATAACGGTAAAATTACTTCCTGGAGTATAATCTCTAGGTATTATTTTTATTTCTTGACTAGATGTTGATGGAATTAACACATTCATATCTATATAACTTGAAATCGAACTATTTGTTTACAAAAAAGCCCCACCATAAAGGTGAGGCCTATTGCGTTTAAGAACCTACTATGTTTAAGAATTGGTTCCTTCAGTTACAGTTACAGTAGCACTTGACATTCCTGCGTATGGGTCAGCAGCCGTTGGGCTATCGACAAAGTTAGCAGGCTTAGTTTCCTGTGCAGTAAACGTAAGAGTATATCCGCTTAGGTCTCCCATAGCAGCACCTGTTACGATTGTACCGCCTGATACATCAGCACCGTGTTCTAAACCTACAACCATTACGTTTCCGTTATAGTCTTCTACAGCAATATGAGGACGGCCAGCAGCTAAGATTTTAATCTCTTTGTGGTCTTCCTTACTTAGTTTGTGTAGGGTTAGATTTAGTGTTTGCTCATAAAAAGAAGTTCCATTCTCACGAGAAGCGTTGATAGTTTGCTCAAGAGAAGAGTTTCCTTTTACGTCATATTTGAAGGCAGTGAAAGTTCCTGACATATCAGTAATCTCATCGTTTGTTTGTGTAACAGTTCCGAAGTCACCGAAATCAGTAAAGTAAACAGCTTTTATACCGCCTACTACGTCTTTGCAGGGTTCTTTTCTACCTCTAGTTAAATCACAAGCCATAATTATTTAAGTATTAAAAAAGGGCAGGTAGGCTCTAAGGCTTACCTACCCCTTTTAGATTAATGTTTCAGTTTATTAAGAATAAAGAACGATATCAGAACCGATTCCGAATTGTACACCTGCAGTATAGCGCATAACTACACGAACATTTTGTGAACCATCGATATCAGCCATATCAATCAACTTAACTTCGTTTCTGTCATCTAATAGACCTGTTCCGAAGAATAAGTTAGATTTCTGAGCTGCAACAGCAGTGTTGTCAGCAAGTCCTTTAGCTACAACTATATTGATACCTTCGAAAGAAAGTTGACCACCGTTGTACCACTGAGAACCTTTGTTGTCAGTACCTGCACCACCGATAGTAGCAACGAATCCACCAAGCGCACGAACATAAGCTCTTGCGATGTTAGAAGATACATATAAAGTTAAGTCTTCTTTTCCGTAAACAGCAGTTGGAATAGCATCAACGATAGCACCTAATTGTGCAATTACGTTAGATGAATCAACAGATGCAGCAGTAACGTCTACAACAGTTGCGTCAGCAGCAAGTAGAGTTTCAAAACCATCGAAAGACCCTTCTCCAGCAGAACCACTCCAGATAGAAGTTTCAGTTGCTTTAGCAACCTCAGCAGCTACTTGTCCGATTACGAAATCAGAGAATAGCGGAGGTAAGCTGTCAAAAGCAGAATAACCCATCTGAGCAGCTTCCCAGTCAGCGTGTAATTCTTTTTTACAGATTTGTAGGTTTACTTGTAACTCAGTAGGAGTAAGCACTCTTTCTGTAAGTGTCATTCCTGAAGTACTTGAGTCAAAATCGCAGTCCGCAGAACGAACAAGATTTGAAAAAGCACCTACTTTCATAGCTGCCTTGTATTTTACGTTAGGCAGAATAGTGATAGTACCTTGATCTAAGGTATCAGCAGATAAAAGTGCAGCAGCTAAATACTTGCCAGCAAATTCGCCTGCGTATGAACTAGTAATAGTTGGATTTGGCATTTTATTTTATTTTAGTTGTTTGTTATTTTTGACATTACTCTGTCAAGAGTTGATTTACTTCTATTTTGTGCAAATAGGTGTGTTGGTTTTTTAGACACCTCTGCTTCTGGACTATGAGATAATGGCTCCACAGCAGGTTCTTGATTTGATAGTTCAGTTGGAACTTCCAATTCTTCCTTTTGTGCAGTAAGCTCTTCAATCATACCTCTTACTTCAGCCATAGCTTTAGCGAGTTCTTCTTTAGTAGCGTACTTATCTTCTTCTTCCATTACTTCTTCTTCGACTTCCTTAGTTTCTTCTAGCTCTTCAGTCATTTCAACTTCTTCAGAAGTTTCTTTAACTTCCTCAGCAGCGTCAACTTGGATGTCTTTAGCTTCCTCAGACAATTCTACTTGGTCTTCAACTACAGGAGTTTCCTCTTCTTTAGTCTCAGTACTAAGTAAAACGTTTTTGAAACGCTCTACAATTTCGTTAGCTTTCATATACGAATTAATAAGGTTAAACAATAATTAACTAACTACTTAACTAAATCGGTATGTATTTGTTGTATTTTTAACTTGTTCCGCTAGTAGGACCTATACCTTGAGCCTGGAGTGACCCATCGCAGCATTTCTTACTGTAAGTCCTACCGTCTTTACATAAACATCCTCTACGTCCGCCTCTTGGACTACTATTCGATGGTGTAACAAATTTCTTTCTGTTCATTTTGAAGATTTAGGGTGTTTTTTAGGAGAGCTTTTTATGCCACCTTTTGGTCCCACCTCTGCTAGATTGTGCTTTTCACAGGGCATATACCAGGTTTCGCCCTCAAATTCGTGTTCGTGATATCCTTCGCATCCAATATCTTCAGCAGCTTTCTCTGCAAGCTCCTTTGTTGCATACGCAAGCCTATCATCTATTATAGCGGTGTTCTTATCAATAACCATAGACGCAAACTCCCCTCTCCTGAATTGCTTCATCTTACGGATAGCCCAATTTACACCTTCAGTACCACCCCAACCAAGCCAAGCAACGTATCCTGCATCTTTCCAGGGCGTTCCTCTTAAGTCTGGGTCTATAGTAGCGTTTCTACGGTGTCTATTGAATGAAGCCATCCTAGCAATCGTTGAGCGGCTGATTTTTTGACCTTTAGAGAGCTGATTGGCTCTTCGCCAGCCCACCCTAGTCATTCCTTTAACCTCATCACGACCATAACGCAAACGCCAATCAAGGACTTTCTGTGCATTTTCTCTTGCAGCCTTAGGATAATCATCATATGTGCGTAATTCGACCTCCATAGCCTCTGTAAGCTCTTCTATGAGTGATAAAGCCTCTAGCTCTTCATCTCCATACTCAGGAAGTTGCTCTTGAGGTCTTTCCATAGCATCTGCGAAATGTCCTTCGATGCTAAAACCTTTTACTTTGCCTGTTTTAACGTAATCTGACCATACTGAGTCGTCATATACCTTCATAGAGACCATCCAAGTGCCATTAGGTAGGTCAAAACCGTATTTTCTTGATTTATCTTGATTTGTATCGTCTATAATCCAAGATTCTACGACAGATAAGCCATCTAGGTCTCCATCGTGTTCTAAAGTAGCATTATTTTGATATCCTTTAGTCAGGAAAAGCTCTGAGGCTTTTCTGACGGTATCTTCAGAGAAATAAATGTAATATTCATCCTCTCCACTTCTTCGGTATATCTTTTTATTAGGAATTAGAGCAGGCCCCATAAGAATCTTCTTCTCTTGATCTACTTCTGCTAGTTTTACCTCTTGAGAACTAAGCATAATGAAGTCCTCTTGTATTGCTGGGTCGTCTACGATTGAAATAGCATCTATTCCACTGATTTCATTCTCCTCATCAATGATAAGTTCGATTACTTTTATTTCTTCCATACCTAAATAACTTATTAAGTTGCTTTTTGTTCTTATCCTCCGAATGAAGCTGTACTACTTATATTTCTATCTAATTCTAATTGTGATGATATGTCTTTACCAACAACAAACGCTTTAACAGGTTTAGCTTCTTGACCGGCTACCGTTTGAGCTAATTGACTAGATGCCGAAGCACCCACTATATTGAAGTCAGGAGCTTCTATGCCGGCTCCTGCCCCACCTGCTCCACCTCCACCTCCAGCACCGCCACCTGCTGATAATGCAGAAGGAACAAATTGTTGTCTAGCAATTGCAGCTACGTTAGCGAGACCTAAGGCGGTTGCTGTACCTGCTGCAATTTTAGCCAATACTAAAGCAGATATACCCAGAAACTTTTCTGGCCCAGCCAATACTGCATTATACGCCCTGTTAGCCATCTCATAGGTATTTATTAATGCCTGACCTATAGATACTGCTTTTTGTATTTTAAATTGCTTCTCGGCTAACTTATCTCTTTTCTTTTGTAGATTTTCCTCGTTAGCTTCTATCTGAGCATTTATACTTTCCCTTTCTTTTGCTGATAAACTATCATTTCTTAATCTTTCTTTAAGTTGATTATTCATTAAAACAGTTTTTCTTTCTTCTCTGGATATTTCAGACTCAAGGAATTGATCCCCAATACTAGCAATAAGCTCTACTTGACCCATAAAGTTATTTATTCTAGCTTCATTTATAGCTCGGTCAATTTCTTTGTTTATTTGAATCATTTTTTCTCCCTTGAGAAACTCTAATTCTCCTATTCTAAAGTTATATTCCTCTTGATCTATAATACCATCTTCAAATAATTTTTTCTCTTTAGCTTTTCTATTTGCAATCTCTATGTTTAAAGAATTTGATCTTTGGAATCTTTCTTCCTTTAATCTTCTTATTTCACTGCCAGCCCTAGCTACATTTAGAGCATCCATTTCTTTGGTAAAGTATTGATTGAAGTCGTCAACGATTTTTCTAGCTCTCCCACCCTTTTTTAAGTCTTTGAACACATTTAAGGTTTTGCCAGATAATTTCTCTAACAAAGAAGCTATCTCGTTATTAACATCTTCTAAGTCACCTCCTATGCGTTTTATCTCGTCTAATCCAACAAACTCAGCAAATTTCTCTAACTTACCTAATTGCAGAAAGTCGGATATACTTGGTAAACTACCAATTGCTGCTCCTGCTGCATCTATTGACTTTAGGAACCTATCATATTGACCTTCGGTTTGCTGACTTAATTCGTATTCTAATTTTAACTTATTAGTATTTAATTGAGTAAGCCTATCTATTATCGCTCTAACTTCAGCCTGTTCTTTTAATTTTTCTATGTTGTCATCTAATAACCTAGTTGACTCTGATGTTAGTTGATTATTTTCATCCAATTTAACATTTAATCCACCCGTTTCTTTTGTAACTTCTTTTAGAACGTGCCTTTTTTCTTTTGCAGATATAGTAGCGTCATTAAGCACGTTTTTATAAGTTATTAATTTAGCTGCTGATTCTCCAAATTTATTACCAAATGAGTCAATTGCATCTGAAGCCTTTTTTACACCGCCAGCGAAATAATCTAATGCAGCTAATGCAGCTTGGAATGCTAATATAATTCCGAGTGGCCCCATTATTTGCATACTTAACAACTTCATTGCATTTTTAAAACCTCCTGTTGTGCTAATAAGAGTAACAAACAACGTCGAGAGCTGCGACAAGTTGTTAGCAACACCTCTAATACCATAGGGTAAATCTGATATAGTTCTACCAACCTCAGTAAGGGTGGCCCCTGCAAGGCCAGCCTTAGACATAAGGTCTAGGTTTTTCTTACCTAAATTATCTGTAGCTTTACTAGCTTGTACTGTAGAAGTTTTTACTTTAGTTAATGCAGTATCTAAGTCTACAAAACCTTTAGTAAGCCCATCTACACTAGCTTGAGCTTTGCCATCTATTACCTTTATATTAATTAAGTATTCTGATTGTGCTGCCATCTTTTATGTTTTTTAAGTGCTTCTTTTATTGTTCTAGGTGCTTGGTATTTTCCTTTAGCTATATCAATATGAGGTGACATACCGTAATAATCATCTAACTTCAATAAGTCTAAAATATTTTTTATCATAATACGTTTAATAATTCTAATTTAGATTCGCCTGTTTTCAGGTTTGTATCTATTGAGTTTATAGTAAATACTTTGTCTCCAATCTGAAATCTATCGTTCATCTTGTACTTAAGTAACACGCTATTTGGTAAATATGCCTTAACTTTAAATATTCTTTTCTTTGCGTCAAAAGCATCTGATATGTAAGTTTCGTAGAAGTTCTTAAATAGCGAATTTGTTTGACCGTCATAATCAATTAAATTCCATTCATCAACTTCATTATCGAAGTTTAAGGTAAATTCAGGTCTTCTATATATCTTATAGTCTTCTCCAGAAGTGAATATATCTTGGCTTAATGATAGTGTTGTGTTACTATCAACATTAGTAACTAATGCCGTTGTTGAGTCGTCAGTGTTATCTACAAAATCACCAATCTCTACAGTTGATAGAAAGTTTTGACCACTATCTACTAATTTATCAGTTGTTGTTGAGGTTGTTGTGCCTGACTCCAATGGCAAGTTATAAGATGGATTACTTCCATTTTCATTGGTATTAGACGGTTTCCAATAGGTTGATAGTCCTTCGTGTGCGTTTCCAATCCAATTTATCTTTCTATTATCTGATATAGTTACATTTATACCATAAAAAAGCATAGGTTTTGTAAGTACAGGCTCATAATTTGCTGTAGGTTGTGGTTCTGCAGTTGAATCTGGCTTGAAGTTGTCGTTTGCAGAATAACCCCATTGTATATCTGTAGGTGTGTTTACAAGTATCGAAGAAACATTTTCATCAAAAAGCCTTTCAAACTTCATATGCTCAAATGGAGTCTTAACCTCATACGGCTTACCCCTGTCTACTCCGTCTGGCTTAAATTCTTCATCGCCAAAATCTTCATTAAAATCCTGACTATGCCTCTTCATTAATAGCGTCTGACCTTCGCTATATTTAAAATTAATCTCACTAAATGGTATTGTTGATTCAATATCTGTCTCTGAAGACTCCACGTATTTTGTTATATCAAATAACTGTATGTCTGATGCGTAAAAATCATCTAAAGTCATAACTTTAACTTTCCCATAATCAGAACTAGACCTATCTTGTTCAACGAAAGCAGTTAAATTAAACATACTAAATATACCTGAAAGAAAATCCATTATTTTCATTTTAGGTAACTCCTGTCTTATTAAAACTTGACTTTGTGCCGATAATATAGATGGGTTCGTGTCTAAATATTGCAATCTATCTGGGTTGCTAAATTGGTCATACACACTTGCTGATACTGTGAATAAAAAAGCACTATTACTTTTCACTACAACTTTGAACTTTTTATTGTTATAATTTGCTGGAAAAAACTGTGTTGTAAATATAACATTATTGTTTCCAGTTACATTTGTTTTTTCAGCCCAAACAACCTCATCTATAAGTAATTGCAATGTATATCTAACATTAGTATAACCTGTTTCTGGAATAACCGTAGAGCTAACAGTAAAAACATCAAATGGCGCACCGGAAGACGGTAAGTCGGTAACAAAAAACTCCTGGCCATTAGATGATATAGATACGAAATTATCCCCAGAGTCGTATTGCCAATCTTCAACCACCTTAACTTTTTCCACATCAGACTCTTCGCCGCCCAATATACCCTTTGTTCTACTAAGCCAAAGGTAAAGATTACTAAAAGCATCAGAATCAAAGAAATCATTATCATTACCCGTAACAAAAGATATATTGTAATTTGGGTTTGCTTCAATAGCACTGATTATTTCACTTGCTTTTATCGCTGGCTTAAGGTCTGTAAATTCCAATGCTGCATCTGCATTGTGACTATTAGCCCCTGTATTCTGCCAATATAGATTACCATCTATAGTGTGTGAGCTGCTGTTTACAGACTCATAATAAAGTCTTTTTGTATGTGTTATAAGTGGGTATATAATAGAAGTAGTGTTACCACTAAAGTTAATGCCTGTTGTTAAGCCGTTTTTTACTTCATTACTATCGTAATCGTGATCAAATTGTGATAAGTCTAATTTAGTTAACTCATCGTCACCTAAAGCGTCTTTTAAGTTAACTGTATTACCGTAAAATGTTACGTTGTAAGAAAAAGGACCGTTATCCTTCATTTTAACGTTGTTTAGAAAAACCTTTCCTTCCCTAAATGGCATATGGTTAATCTCTAATACAGCATCAACTTTTTTTCTAGCATCAAACGCACCTTCTGATATGAAATAGTTGTAGAAATGTCTAAATATCTTGTTGTTCTTTTTAGAAGCTGGGAGTGTAAATGATTGCGAAAAGTCGGTAAACACTTTTGCTATATCACGTATGTCTTGTATTTTAGATGTAACAGATATTGTTTCATCCCTAAATAAATCTACCTGTTCAAGAACACCATCAGTATTTTCTATATAAAGAGTAACTACATTCATTATTTTACACTGTTTATCTTATCATTTGCAATATCAAAATTCATAGTATACTGAATCATCTTTTCATTTAAAGAGGTCTTCATTTGAACAGATTGAGATTTAAGTGTTAGCGGAAATATTAACTCTTCATCAGTAAGTCTTGTCATCCAAACCTGTTCAGAAAGCATTAGTTGTCTGATATGTTCATTGCAAGACTCGTCTATGTAATCTGTATTTAAGGTAATACTTTCATTACCTATTAAATTCAGTGTTCTCTGTTGGTGTCCGGTGGTGTCATAAGTAACGGATGATCCAGAGAAGTCTACAATAGACGCTTTATAAGCGTCTTTTTTGACTGACACCGATTCGCTTGATTTTCTTGTGAAGTAAAAGTCTTGTAATGCACCATACTTATTTACAAAGGTAACTCTTATTGGCTCATACTTTGAACAGTCGAATGTTTTTACTTTAAGTATCTTCGTTTTTGTTTCTGTGGAATTTGTGTAGTTAACCCAAACCTCATCGACAGCACCCATATCAACAACATCTTCAAATGCCTCAAGACATCTGTTGTATTCAAATATACCACCATTTTCTAATACTCTCTCTTTGTAGCTGTCTGCTGTTGAATTGCTATCAGAAGCTATGTATTGGATTGCTTCAGATGTTGTGGGGTTTGCAGGGTCTGTATAAACAATATTTTTAGAATATACAGTTTCTCCATTTAATCTAAAAGCTACGCTATTTGTACTACCTGTGTAAACAGGAATATTTATACTCCTGTCATTAACCCTGTATATAGTTCCTTCGGACATCATTAGCCCTTCATCAAAGTCTGGGTTTACACCCTCTTCAAAGTAGCCGTAACCTTCTGTTGCTATGAATTGAGAACTATAATCACTTGGTGAAACTGTTGGTGATGCAATCGGTGTTGTTCCTAAAATATCACTGTATGCTGTTATTACGGGATTTACCCAAACGCAATAACTGTCATATTCACCATCGTATTTATACTCTATGTAGTCTTTCACTAAGTCAGATATCTCAAACACAACATAATTACTTCCGCCTATCTCTGCCTTTACTATTGAGTATTTCAAGTCTGCAGCATCGGGAGTTACGTCTTTAACACCTTCATAGATGTATAATTCCAATTTAGCAACAGCTAAATTACTATCTGATACTTTTATGTAAAACGGACTTCGTGTGTTTATTAATCTTGCCATTACTTAAGATTTGGTATTTGTTTCTCTAATTGTTTTTCTAAGTCTTTTAAATATGCTTCACCTATTCTTTTTGTTATCATATCCTGTGACTTAAGGAATGATTTAGCAGCATAGTTTATTCCAGGATAACCCCGCTTCATTAATGTTTTACTAACCGCAAAAGCAAATTGCTTTAACGACTTATTGTTCTTTGGGACAATCCCTTTGAGGGTTGCCCAACGAACTAGAGGCTGTATAGGTACGTACTTACCTGGCCTTCTACCTAAATCTACGTTAGATGAGTAATTATACCCCTCCGGAGACCTCGCCTCATTCTTGATACCAATACCCTCTTTAGTTGGTTCTGCTTTAAAAGAGTCTCTTAAAGTACCACTAGCAACCCTATCTCTTGTGGTTATCTCATTAACCATATCTTGGATAAGCTCATTAGCAATCTTACGCAATGTCCCTTCTAAATTAGACCCCATTAGCAAATACTTGTATCGTTATTAGGAAATGATATAATGATATTGAGAGACCAGCCTGCAAGCTGGTTCTCAAATCTATCTAAGAATGGCTCTGCAGACACATTACTCTCCACTTGAAAAAGCTCATCGTAACTGCTTCCCCTTCTCAGGTCCGACACTAAGATGTTGGCTTCCGCCAACAGAGTGTTTAGGATATCCTGAAGGTTGTCATTACTGTAAAAATCATCTGTAACCGCCGAATTCCGATTGTCGTCTACTACATCAAGCAATGTAAGGCTTATTCCGACTTCTAGTTTGTGTTCCTGCATAGAGGTAGTCCCAAGCCCGATATGAGCGATGGGATATATATCTGTCTTATTGAGGTCTATATCAAACAAATCACCAAACGATACTGTCTGTATGTTAGGGGACGACCTTAGCTTGTCTTTCATTTTGTCTAATACTTGATATACTGCTCTCATTGCTTATATGCTTTTTTTATTCTTTCTGCTTCTAATTCGTTTTTCTCTTTTTCAAACTCTAACCACATTAAACATTGGTGGACCCCAAGTCCTGTAACTTCTTCAAACTTTCTGACATCCCCTCCGGCAAGTGCATAGACGGATTGATACCATCCCCACTTAACTCCGAAGGATTGTCCAATTCCGACTTGAGATTCTCCAGAGCTTCCTGATCCAAAAAGTGCTTCGTAATTCTCAACAATTCTTTCCCTAAATCGTAAAAAAAAACCATCGCACCTAAAGCAACAGTGACGGGTGAGTCCTTCATTATGTCAGAATACTTGTCCGACCCCTTGTAAGGCTCTATGTCGTAGAACTCCCCTTTGCCGACTACTATAGGCCGGTACAATACCGACATAGCTTTATGCATAGTATCCCAATTAGAAATATACTTCTCCAAGTCAATGTATTCACCTAGAGACATCTCATCCATATTAGGCATAAAACCGAACTCAACAGTATCTCCGTTTGGATCGGTCATTGTAAACCGTCTTTGTAGTTTAGCCTTTTCAGCCATTAAACCCAATACGTGGGTTACTACACCGTCTAATTCTTTCAACGGAAGCTCATAGGCTTCCTTGAGATTTACACCACAAAATATCTCAAGTATCTTTGCTCGGATAAAATCCTCCGCTAAATCCCCTTCCGCGTCGTTTACTATCTTAGCATACTTTTGGTACTTGTGTAGTGGAATATCCTTTTGTTCCGCAGGAACTTTAAGCTTAATTTCTTTACTCATATATATATAACTTAGTTAGTACATATTTGTACCATAGGCAATTTGTTATAAATATAACAAAATAATAAACAAAAACGTACAACAAATCCAAAAAAAAACAGTTACTTATACGTAGTATCCGTGGCTACGGTCAAAAACGTAGACGCGGAACGCCACTGAGCGATATAAAAATATATATGATATCGTATCTTACCGTATAAGGAGGTCTTGGGGATACTATATTCTTTTCTCAAATTTAGTATAATACAGATATATACAGATGTCTACGTCCGCATTTGGGATGCTACCGTAAACATCCATTTAGCAGTCGGCTTAAGCCATTTCTATTTCGGTTGATTTGGTTAAAGGTGGGTACTTACCCCTGGTAAACTTCATTTTACGTCAATACAACTTTATTTAGATATATCCAAATTTTTTTGTACTTAATTATTGGCTTTATTTAAAAAGATATTCGTATCTTTGCCGCTTTTTTCCCTGTTATAGAGAAAATTGATAGGAAAAGAGGGGCGGCATAAACCCAATCAATACCTATTTTTGATACTCAAGCACTTATATTTTTTTACGGCCATAAAAAAAGCCCCTATTACGGGGCCTTTGCTGTTATATTTTTGGTACTGTTATTCGGGTATATTAATTAGGCCCGTGCCTATTTTAATTTGTCCAATAACATTGCATATCGCATCTTGATCATCTAAGCGCAAGCCTGGCTTGCCTAGCTTATCTATTAAAGCATCGTGTATTAACTTTTGATTCTTAGTCATTATATTATAATTTAAAGTGATCCAATATATAAAGCAGCCATAAAGATAAGGCCGCCCAATATAAACAAAGATATATTTTTTAGTGCCTTCATTACCCTAAGATTCCAAAGGTTGCATTTGTAAACTCACCAGATACCAGGGCAAAGATAGCCCAAACTATGCCGGATGCTGCTAATGCTGTTAAACTGAAAGCTACTAATTTGAGGGTAAAATTTAAAAGTTTCATAATTGTATGTTTTATTTGTTTGTTTGTATACTACAAATGTAGCTAATTTAATACTGCCCAATGTTAAGCCAATGTTAAGAAATTGTTACCAAATTGTTAAGAGCCTCAGCTGAGAAAATATTTATTTTATGGTTTTATATTTTTTGTTTAATCTTGCGGCGCAATATTCCAGAAGCACCGAGCGCAAGCCGTTCGCGCCTTTGTCAAGTATATAGTAAATTTCCTGCTCAAGTGTATACCTATCTTTTATGCTCGCAAGCTCAGCGGCCAATTTTATAAGGTCATTGTCTGTTATATTGTTTATATTTTCGTATGTCATTGTATTATATATTTAAAATTGTAAAGCCTGTTGTATCCTTTCGCGCGGCTCCTTTCGCTTTGAGTCCTAATATAACGCCGTTATATTTTAGCATTTGCAAGTCACTTCTGTCACCGTCGACAACTTCAACCCCGCGCCAGGTATCCGGCAGCTCATTAAAAACTGCGGCTACATTAACGCCGTGACGTATGGCCGTTTCACAATTTAAACTGTTTGACTCTGAGCGGCTAAAAGTAACCGTGTAATTAGGATGGCTTTTGTAGCGGATAGCCTTTTGTATATTCTTTGTATAGTCATAAAATACGGCGTGCGGCTGTAATGTTTCAATATCCAGGAATCCGTACTTTTTTAGCATATATATAAAGTCAACATCGCTTGTGCCGTTTAACCTAAACGCAACCCGATACCCGCCCCGCTTAGCCTTTACGGTCTCTTGTGTAATTTCGTCAGCCAATTTATTTAAAAACGCTAATTTATTTTTGACGAATAATTCTGTTTTATTAACGCGCGCTTTTATTACATTCGAGAATGATCCGCGACCGGCCGACACTAAGCAGGCTGCCGCACAACCTTTGGAGGCGTGCGGGCATAAATTACGGCCTTCGCTATTTTGGTTATATGGCATAAGATACAATATAAAAGTTTTTATTTCATTCTTTGCCGTCTTCGCATTTGTACTTCCTGGTGAAAGTAGTTTCTTTGGCATATTAGGCACGGCCATCGAAACCGCGTCCCAAACATTATTATTGAAAGTAGTTGTCATAATTATAATACTTTAACATTTACGCCTTCGCTTGTTAACATATATTCATATTCAGCCCCGCATTCACCATCAAAAGGAATTACGCCCCATCCAGTATATTGGCTTGCGTCTAAATTAAATTCACTAGTCTTTTTTTGTGCGAATCTTAAGCACTGAGCAAATTTATAATCTGAGTCTGGGCCCCTGTTTATATTGAAGTCATCGTTAAATTCTTTAAGCCAGGGAATCATATGGTCCGGGTATCCGTCCCAATGTTTATATATTTTGGCGTAGTTTACGCCCTCTATTTTTATTGTGCATCTTGTTGTCATCTTTTTTAGTTTTATAATTCCCTACAAACATAAGGCGTTTTATGTGGCTTAATGTTAACTTAATGTTAAGCTAATGTTAAGAAATTGTAAACAGAAAAGCCCTACACCAATGTAGGAAATGCCCTACAGGGGTGTAAGGCAAACCCTACTGCGTTTAAGAATTACCCTACTGCGTTTAAGAAGGTACTGCGTTTAAGAACCTACTGCGTTTAAGAATTATATTTTTATTTTCTTAAGCACTTAAGTGAAAAAAAATTTTCAAATATACATCGCATCGTAATCGTGAATCGATTCCCAATATTTTACTGCGTTCTTATAGCTTCCTGTAGTACCTGGCTTAACTTCATCACGTGAAGGAATATAATTGCCGTACGCATCCTTATGGTTTTGCTTAGGCAGCATACAAGCTCCGGACCTTAATAAGTCCATCGCTTGCCTACCTACTGTACCCTCTAGGTGCCACACTGATCCATTGTCTATTAGGCGTTGCATTACATCAACGCCATTCTCCTTTTGCAGTTTTCTAATTTTCTGATAGTTCATTTTTTATCCTTTCTCTAATGTTAATTAAAATTAAATCGCTCATTTCATTGCGCTGTTTTATTGTGGTACTTACAACAGCATCTAGCCAGCTAAAAAAATCAGTAGCATCAAAAGTTACTGTTTTATCGCCTTGAGATATATGAACCTCTCCATCACTACCCCAGACCGTATCTACCATACCTATATATGTATTATTATTCATATTATAAAAATTTAATAGTTTTACCATTTACTTTTGCTTCGATGAGTGTGTTTAAATTAATCATCTTAAACGACTGCTTCTGCATATCGTATACGACCATTAATCCTTTTGATGCCGGATCAAAGGACATACCTTTACCCGTCACACCTTTTTTAACCGCTCTTCTGCAGTTAATCGTTCTTATGGTGCCGTCCTTCTTTACGAATGTAGCACTGAAGATTTTACCACCTTTAGTGGCCTCCTTTAGTTTATCCACCTTTGTTTGTGGTGCTGTTAATATCCAAGTCATTATATAGTAATTTTAAGTGTTATACCTTTATTATTTATTTTTACTTCTTTCGCTTCTTTGGCGAGCTTCGCTACTGTCTTAGCGTCCTGCGAATTGAAGCCCTGGGCTTGCAATACGCTTTGTAGTGTTGGTTTCTTCATAGGGCAAATATATAGAATCCAATGTTAAGCTAACGTTAAGAAATGGTTAAGTGTCGTTTCTGTCGGATGTGTCGGATGTGTCGCTTACCCTACTGCGTTTAAGAATTACCCTACTGCGTTTAACGATAAATCCCCGATTTTGAGAGGCTCCCGAGAGGGAATACAGAGCCAAACAAAATCAGGGATATTACCTAATGAAACAAAATACAATCACAATCTTTCGATACAGCAAATATACAAAAATATTTTAAACTACCTAATAGTATAAGAACCTTTTGTGCGATTTACTAAAACATATTGAGCTGCATATCTGATAGCATCGATACAGTGATTCCATTTATCTACAGGTTTTGTCTGTCCTTTAGTGGCCCACACATAGTTATTCAGCTCCTTAATCAGCTCTGTGGAGTCAGGGTCAATGATCAGGTCATAATCCTGGAGCAGTGCTATTCCCGACAAGATAGACCCACTGCGTTTAACGGTCGGTCTAATGTTACATCCCTTAAGCTTAATCTCCTTAATCAGTCGTGGTTCTGCAGAGTCCGACACTATGAGGTGCGGACCTGCATACCTTATGTTATAATCAGCAATTTGAGTTGTAGACATTCCTGTCTTAGCATACATTACTTTTAGGAATATCCGCTTGTTGCCTTTGTCTATTGCTAACTTCACAAGTGTAGTAGGGTCAACAGAGAAACCGAAATCCTGTCCGAATATAGTTTCATAGTTACTGTTAAATTCCCCTATTCTCCAATTAGTAAAAATTACTCCTTCTTGCTTTTCCATCCACCCACCAAGTATCTGGTGTGTGTACTTCTCAGGTCTACGTCTTCTAATCTCTGCTATCTGATTCAGGAACGACTGCGACAGGTTATCAGTGTTATCTAAGTATGTCGTATGTATATATGTAATCCCCGACTTAATACCGTTGAAGCCCTCGGGAATGTCTCTGTTGGCGTAGAAACGCCCCCATATCCAGTGTTCTTTAGTGGTTGGGTTAAGTATCAGGATAACCCTATTAGGTTTAGTCTTCACTCTAACAGACTGGTCAATCTTATCGAATGTGTCCTCGTCTATCAGCTCTTCAGCTTCATCCAGGACAAAGGTGGTTATTGCGTTTAACGATTTGAGTGATGCTGTCTGATTCCCTGAGGCTGTGCGTATCCCTTTAAACATAATCGATGAGCCTGTCTTTATATTTGTTATCTCGTCCTTCGTTATGCGAAAGTCCTCGACAACCCCCATAAGCTCCAGCTTCTCAATGAACTCAGGAATAATCGATGAAGATGCAGATACCATCGTATACCGTGTAAAAAGTATCTTATGTCCTTTCTCGTATGTTAGGAGCAGTAAGAATACGTTAACAGCAAAAGACTTACCAGACCCTCGACCACCTGTGGTGATAAAGTATCTAGAGTCATTACCAAACGATTTATACTTCGGGTTCAGATTCGGTACTTTCATCTTCAGGTGTAATGTCGATTATGTCTTCTATTTCTTTTGGTTTCTCTGAGCCTGTAAAGATGTTTACAATGGAGAAGTCTATGTCCTTTGCTTGGGACAGCGCATCAGGATTATCCATTGCCTTACCGTATACATACTCAATAACCATCTTACGGTCGTACTGCGAGTTCTCTGCCTTTTCCGCAACCATCTTCCAGAAGTTAGCCTCAGACCCATAAACCTCTTCTATCGCATTGGTAGCAAGTATCTTTGACCTGTTCTTCTTAGCCTTGTTTATATTAGCAGGAGTAGCCATAGTCTTCCGGACAAGTGCATCGCCACGCTTTGCACCGTTACCCTTCCGACCATCGGTCTTCTTCATATATTTACGTTCTGGCTTTCGTCTAGGCATTACTTAAAATTACTTATTTTATCTTTATATTCATCTAAAGAATAATAAACCAAAAGCTCTTCTCCAGGAGCTATATCTTCCTCTGTATATAACATTCTTTTGCTTCTGCCATATTCATTATCTTTATACACTATGGAACAATTTGGATTTGAACTATGATTTATAAATCCGCCTAACGGAGTTCTGATCCATTCAGCTTCCATATACAAAAAAATATGTGTGATTCCAAGATAAGTTTCTGCCTCTATATATTCGTTAGCGAATAAGCCCAGACCATCAACCCTACTGCGTTTAATAGTAAGAGAAGGTGGTAGCGGTCTATAGGTTTCTTCCTTCATATATCCTATCGTATAATTCCCATATAGCATCATACCATTCGGTTTTGCTATATATCTTTTCTCCTAATTTAGTCTGACCCTTATACTCTATTTGTATACGGTAATCCAATCCTTCAGGGATTGGGTATATCTTATAGCCTTTATTAAAACAGTAACTTTGAGCTTCCATACTTCTAGAAGCTTGTAACCGTTTCATAAGAGCCGATAACTTTGGTTTCTTGGTTTTTCGGTGCAATTTTAAATCCTTTTAACATTGTTAATATTCTGAACTCAGCAGTCTCTATATGTTCACTTGGGACCTGGTTTATAAGTTCCACAAGTACCTCAACCTCTTCACGATAAGGTTTAGCATCCTTTAATCTTAACTGAAGGTCGGTTATTTTGTTTTTCAGTTCATCTATCATTAAGTCTCTTTCATCTACACTTGAGTAGACATCTCCAACACTTTCAAAGACCTCAACGCATTTACTGTACATCTTTTTATTTAGTGGAGAACCGAGTATGTCGTACTTAAATCTACCTAAAGCGTACAGTGCTGTAGCGTGGTCTTTCCCTATAAATTTAGCTACATAAGATTTAGCACCCCTTTCCATACCTATCTTACAAAGATAATCATACGTTACCTTATAAAATATTAATCTAGCAATTACGTTCTTATGGTTCCTTACATTGCTCCTTAAGTCTCTGCCTGTTACAGTTGATACTATCTTTTCTATTCTAGTTACCTCTTGGGCTATTTCATTATTCATCGTTGTCTTTGTTTAAATATATTTGCATTGTTAATGTAGTGCACAATTGACACGCTAAAAGTATTCCCATACACTCCTCGTAAGCCTCCAGCTGCTCAAACAAATCTATACTAACATAAAGTTCTTTTAATGGAACTCCAGCTATTATATCATTGCAAGTGAGAATAAAATAATCTTTTACTATAGGAGTATCAAAATCCCACTCCGTCAATATAGTTTCCAATTGCCTCGCTAACTTTCTCGTAACCTCGTTGTATGTCATCGGGTGTTGCGTCATATGTTTTTACTTTCAGTGTCTTTTTGTCTACAATAACAAAGGTAAACATTTTTTTCTTAAATATCGACATATAAATGTATGCTTGTGCATCATATCCATAATAATCCATATTATAGTGCCAAGAATCGATGTCGGATGTCGTCTTAAGGTCGACTATCCGATCATCTCTCAAGCAGTCTGCTTTGGCCCTGAAGGGAAGTCCATCAACGTATCCGATTCCTGGTAATTCATATTCACCTCCTGTAAACAATTCTTTTGCTGTTGGATTATCCAAAACAGCATCAACAATGCTTTGCGCCCATACCTTCTCCTTAGATAGCATAATCTCTTTACCCTCCAGAGAAGAATCTTTAACAGCTTCCTTATAACCTTTGTTACGTCTAGTAGCTACATCAACAAAATGATAATAGTCATCTAGCTTATCTTTTTCTAGTAATGAAACGTGGATAAGCCTACCTTCACGCAGAGGCTTCATATTGCTGTCTAAAGGCTCTCGGTTACCTAAGTAGCTGTCGATACCCTCTAGTAATTTCTTGCAGGACGATGAGGATAAGGATGCTTTATTGAGGTATCCATAGTAGAACTCATTATCGTACATCTTTTCGACTATATCATCTATAGCCCAGTCAGTACCATCAAGAAGTTTTATACTATCCACGATTGAATGATATTTTTTGTAATTACATCCATAAGGTTTTTTAAGTCTGCTTTATAATCAATATGTATATCTGAGTTTCTTATCGAAAACATAACAAAGAAAGTATCAACAACAACATCGTGAATGTAAGCTTCAAAAACAACGACACCATTATGTATATATACATAACTATGTTTATGGTTTCTCTTAAATCCTAATTCAATTAAATCTTCTTTTTTTATATCTTTAACTTTTTCCATCTGTTCTGGCTTTAGTATTTTCTTGCACCATTCTATATATATCTACAACCATTGACTGCAACTGTGCAACATTGCCTTCTAGTTGTTTAAGCTTCTGTGCTTGGGTAATTCGTTTAGCTTTCATTCTCTATTTCTTTTTGCAGATTGGCCAATGCTCTCCAAGCTACTTTAGCTGAATGTCTTACGCCATCTGTATCTATTGTTCCTGCATCGATGAGGTGACGCATTAAAGCGTCTAACTCATCTCCAGATTTACTCCTGTCCCAATGTAATGGAGTACCAGGATTATGCTGTTCGTTCCCTGCATAGCTGCACTTAGCAACCTCTTTAATTGCATCAGGAAAGTATTTTAATACACCTGAATAAACAGGTATATTTTTTCTATTTTCTTTTGGAGGGTTTACAAAGTCGCTGTAATCCGATACATATCCTCCTCCGTAAAATGATTTTTTAGGATTATTCATAATTTCGTTGCTTCTTTTATGTTTAAATATGCTACTTCTTTTTCTATCCTAGCCCCATTAGCGAACTCAGTAGTAGCTGGATTTCTTCTGTTGATTTCCCAGTTAGGTTCAACCCAAAATAAATTAAATGCGAATACACCACTTGGAGTACTACAAATATACATAGGTATGTCGAGATTGTCTTCACAGACCTCAATAATCGCATCAAATTTCTTTTTTTCAATAAGTAATGTGTCATAATGTTTTCTCCTGCATTTAAGTTCTATACGGTGCCTAACCTTTGGCGAGTAGCAATCCCATCGACTCATCTGAGTTTTAGCCTTGACAAGGTCAGGATATGTACTGCGTTTAAGAAAGTCGAATAAATCGGCTTCTTTATTTATAGGTTCCATATAATGTTTTTAATGGTTTAAATATACTGTTGATAAAACAAGAATTACAGTTAGTTGGCTTTCTGTTTTCATTAAAAACCCTATTATAAACCTCAATCATTCTATTTACTTGTGCGGCATCTAATCTATCAACTCCGCTTTCAATTATATCACTAACAAAATTATATTCATCTTCAAGCAAACAATTAGGCTTCTTATATCTAAATTTCTTGTTAAGGACTTCCTTACGTTCGTCGCAACCGCAATCTTCTCCGGCTAAGAACTTCACAGCTTTTTTTATTCCTGTAGCTGTAGTAATCTTTTCTATGGTATCACCCAGCCCTTTTGGGGCTGAGTCATACTTGGCCTTCCACTCCTTATATGCTTTGGTTCGTTTATCTTTTGGTGCTTCTGGTATGTTCATATCTTATCGTAATCTTGATTAAAAAAGTCTTCTATGTCTTCACCGAACTTTTCTTCAATAATCTTTCTGTAGTTCTTGCAAGAATTATATATGCTCGTAAGTGAAATCTTTGTATCGCTAGCAATATCTCTAAGAGATTGATCAGTATAATAGTATAGCTTGAATAATTTTTGGTCGTACCAATGCCAAGTAGAAACTTCCTTATCAATGGCTTCAAATATATTAAAATATGCCTCCTCCATAAGGTCATTTTTCTTTCTTTCTTCTGGAACTTCCGCAAGAGACGAAAGGATATTGATGTTTTCAATAGCGGAATAGTTTTTATTGATTTCTGCCTTGTAGCTCTTTTTAGAGTCATAGAACAGGTTGCGTAAAGTGATATATATAAAGTAAGAATTAACCTCACCATCTTTAATAATTTTATTTGGTTTATCGACATATCTATTTATTCTCAAGTACATATCCTGAACTAAATCATTAGCCAGGTGTATATCATTACATATGGACTTAGCCATCTGTATCCACTCTTTATGCCTCTTGGTCAGTATCTCCCACATAATATAAAAAAGTTATTCCAAATACAAAAAAAAGAAGCTGAATCATAATATAATCTCCAACCTCTTCAAAAGCTTCATCCATTGCTGAATCCTTAAAATTAACCCCAAGAACACAACCGTAAATAGGAAAAAATGATATTCCGAACATATTAAATTGTTTGCACTAATATAGTAATTTTATTTGAATATAATCGCTTTCTCCGTAAAATTTTCTTAAATCTCTTACCTCAACGATATTTTGGTCCTGCTCGAATATAGTTCCTTCCAAAGCATCTATGAATGCTTTGTTCAGGTTGTCTAGTAAGTCTGGCTTAGTTGCCTTTGGCATACCTATTATTCTGCGTTTAAGAGCTGTGGACTTAGTAAATGCAAAACAATAATGTAGATGCTCCACTATAATTGGAGTTCCCGCTCTTATTATTTCAAACCCATCTTCTACTTGGGACATTGCGATTTGCGCTATGTCTTTTTTAAAGTCAAGTATTTTCTTTGGTGTGTAAGCAATACCGTTCCGGCCTCTTCTAAAGGATTGGTGCGGTGTTGGTCTTATATCAAAATGAAGTGTCAATTCTGAGTATGTCATCGATTTTATCTATTATTCGTGGAGTGCCCTGTCTATCCACTTCAAAGCTGAATTGCTCAAAAGGGTAGGACCTACTGCGTTTACATATAACGTCAACTATGTCTTCGTTATCTTCCTTTAGTTTAAGTTGTATCTGTGTCTCTGTTTTCTTCTCTAGGAATGAACCTAAGTGTCCTGTAGGTTTATCGCTATTGAAGTTACTATGTATAACTACCATAATATGAACGTTATACTCTTCACTCCATCTCATTATCTCCTGGACTATAGCTGCTGATTCTTTAATGTCGTTAACATCTAGAACTAGGTCAGCAACACCATCTATAATAACAAAGCCTGTTTCATCTTGATACTTATCTAAGTACCAGTCAATAAACTTTACTCTTTCGTTTGCAGGCAATGTCCTCATTGCATATGGATCATAATCCAGACCATCATATTTAGATATATCTAATACTCTACGAAATACCTTTTGAGCGTGGAATATACCTTGCTCAGTATCAAAGTGAACTAACCTAAGGTTGTCTCTATGGCCTCTAATTGCGCCTGTGCAGTCCGTTTTGCCGGACAAGTAGGCTCCTGCAATCATTGATATAAAGAATGTCTTCTTACTTTTTGGTGGTGCTTGTACAAAGCTGAAGTTTCCATAGGTTCCTATGGGTGTTGGATATGTGTCGTCTTTTGATTTGTATGTACCATAGCTAATAGCTATTGGCGGGTACTCAACCTCTGCGTATGGGTTTACCGATAATTCTGCCCTTAATTGTTCGTATCTTTCGTCTAATGTCATCTCTCTTAAAATTAGTGGTTAAAAAAGGGTGAGGTTTTAAGCCCACCCTTTGAATAAAACAAAAGAGACAACACTAGAACTCTAAATTAGAGTCAAGGGTTTCGGCTGCTTCAGGCTGCTCTAATGAACGAGCCGTAGCAATATTTCCATCGGTCCAGACAACTTTGCCATTTCCGATATAATTTTTATTGGCTTTAGCTTCACGCTCCTCTTTTGATTGAGCGTAGAAGACGGATACATTCTGACCGTATTGAGACAACTCATCACGAGTAGCTACGGTTAGATTAAGGTATTGACCTTTATTTAATTTACTTTTATCGATTTTCTTTACATCGATTGAGATTTCAGTTAATGCTGCCATATTTATTTATTTAAAAGTTTAATTTTCGCTGCATCTGAAATATTATATTTCATCTGCACCTTTTCTATACTACCTCCATTGTCCATATAGTTCTTTACTTTATCGAACTCAGGGGTATTCGGTTTAAGAATAGCTTTCTTTATATCAACCTTTTTAGGTTGAGCAGTAGCTGTCTTTCCGTGTGTGTTAGTCGCATCTGCATCTTTGGTGTCATCAATTAAGAATAAACCGTTTAACGCATACTTGCGAGCGTATGAAGAAGAAGAGCCAAACGATTGGGCAATATCCATTCCCTTTCTGTTTGGGTCAACCCCAGCCTGTGCAGATACAGATACAGTGTCCTTGCCATCCGTTATAGAAGCTGTAGCTACTATATGAGGGATTTCGCCTCTTCCTACAAAAATATCTGATACAGTCAGAACAATTCCTTGCTCTGCGAGAAGCGGTTTGACAGCCTCTAGGATGTCTTCACAGCTTCGGTAGTTATACTTGCCAAAGTTATTCCTTTGGTTCTTCGGTGCTTTCAGTCTCCCCTGAATAGCAACCAGCTTATTTACTAGCGTAGTCATAGTGCAAATATATACATTATTTTTGATTTACAAAATAATATTATTTATTTATCTCTTCATACTCCTCACACTTAAAAGACAACATACCGACTTTTACATCCTTTTCGCGGCACTCCTGTTTGAGGCTTTTAATCAGTGTATTATTCTCTCTGCATTCTAAATGTAAGCTAGCCACATATATAGCCATCTCATTCAGTGATTTCACGACCTGAGGGTCGTGGTCTTTTAGGGCCTGTGATATTAAGTCAAAATTATTATAAAAGTTTATTTCGTGTATTGCATCCATATCTTTGTGTTTTATGCTGCTAATATATAAAACTTTTTTTAAATAGAATGCATATAATATTATTACATACAATTTATTTGTATGTAATAGTATATATAATATATAATATAATAATAATATATAATATAATAATAAAGTATAATATATAATATAATATAGGGCATAGCCCCCTTGAAAGGGGCTAGCCCACTTATTTTATAGTTCTTTCGTGTATTATTTCAAATGGAAATATGGAATCAGCTTTCATATCATCATTATCCACGTAGATATATTTATTGTTTATACCTATCCTTGTGAATCCGGCCTCTAGTAGAGCCGCTATTATCCGATACCGTTTATAAGGGTGTTTGCATTGTATTACGGCTGCTCTGCCGATCAAGTGTGATGAATGTTCAAGTTCATTTATTTTACCTCTGCACCCGTAACAGACAAATCCTTTAAGTACTTTAAATTTCAGCTCGGCTAATTTCCTTGCTTCATCCAACATCTGCAGGAAATGTCTATCCATATTTTTAAAACCTGTAGAGTGCTTATCGCACCACTTACAGTCAAACTCTTCGTATTCGAAGTGCTTAAGCTCGTGTATACCCATTGCGTTTAAGAATTAACGCCCTTGTCCCCGATAAGCTTTCTTGTGTCCCTTTTGTCCAGGAGATGCGTTCTTAGAATGAACACCTGGTCTTTTTTTTCTTGACGATTGTATAAAACTGTTAATTATCTTTTTCGCCATTTTTCTTTCCTTTTTCCCAACTTCTTCCTACAAAGTAAGCACCGTAAACGGTAATAAGCAATGTTTGGAAGATTGGAATATATTCTTTTTGTACTTTAAATTCACCTATATTGCCATCCGTAAAAGCGAACAGCGTAAACATCACTGTAAGGAATACCAATACCAGAGGACGTATGTTCTTTGACAAGAACGAGTCCGACTGCATATCGTACTTCCAACGCTCCGTTACTTGGTCCTGCGCTTCCTTGTCAGCTTGCTCAAGCAGCTCCTGAAGCTTTTGCTTGGCCTCTAAGCGTTCTTCTTCACTTGTGTGGAGGTTGTCTATTACTTTTCCAATATCCTTCAGTAAACCGCCTGTAATGGCTTGAAATATCTTTTTCATTAGTATAGCCAAATTAAGTCTTGTGATTTATCAGGATCAATATCGACGTGAATAAATTTTTCAGCAACCCCAATGCGTTTAAAGCCTACATCTAAAAGACAGTTAATTAAGTTATGTCTATCTCTTGAATTGTCGCAATGAATATCCGCAGCCAATCCTTTAAGATGGCTACTGGATTCCACACCGTTAACCTCTTCATTCCAAAAAGGAGTTCTGAATCCGCTTGTTATATGGATAGGCTTATCAAACTTATCTCTAGCTTGATCTAACATTTCTAAAATACGCTTATCCATCATTTGACCACTACCTTGTACGTCAGGGCTGTCAAATTCGCTATAATTAAAGTATTTTAACATAAACCGCAATGTACGCAAATATCACACATTATTTCTTCTTTTTTTTCAACTCGTACCACTTTTGGGCTGTATAGCCAATAGTAACCAACAATAAAAGTATTTTAAGGCTATCTTCTAATATATCCATTGTGCTA